GACACCGCCGACACCGCCGACGGCGCCGAGGCTCCGGTGATCGAGGGTTTCGGCTCGGTGTACGAGCAGGTGACCACGATCGGCAGCTACTACCCGATCGACGAGGTCGTGGCGGCCGGTGCGTGGGGCGAGACGATCAAGGCGGGCGACATCCGGTCGATGCTCAACCACAGCACCGACCGGCTCCTCGGCCGGACCAAGTCTGGGTCGCTGCGGCTCGAGGACCGGGACGAGGGCCTCTGGTACGAGGTCGCCGTCAACGTCGACGACCCGCACGCCATGTCGGCCCACGCCCAGGTGGCCCGTGGCGACATCGACGGCTCCTCGGTGTGGTTCCGGGTGGTCCGCGAGGAGTGGACCGAGCCGACCGAGGCCAACGGCCTGGAGCGGCCCCTGCGCCGGATCCTCGAGGCGCAGCTCTTCGAGGTCGGCCCGGTGGTGTTCCCGGCCTTCGAGCAGACGACCAGCTCGGCCCGCACCCTCGCCCCGCTCGATGCGGCCCTCCGGGCTGCTGGTGTCGCCGCTGACCGCCGGGCACGTCTCGCCTCCGACCTCGTCGCCGCCGACGCCGAGGTCGAGCAGGAGCTGCGGCGCCTGTTCACCACCGCTCCGGAGCTGCGCGACCGCGTGTGCTCCTGCACCACCGATCTCGGCCGGGCCGCCAACGCCGCACCCCCACGTGGGGCCGCCACGTCCGCACCCGATCCCCGCCGGTCGATCGAGATCGCTCGAGCACGACTCGAGCTCCTCGCCCGCCGGTAGCGCCCGCCCAGCCAGCAGCGCACCCCCCCCATCCCTCGACCTCACCCGACCGGTGGGGTCCCACCCGCGCCCGCAGGCGCGGAGAAAGGGGCACGAACCCGTGTCCAAGACCCTCATCAAGTCCCTGTCCGACCAGCGCGCCGAGCTGTGGGAGAAGGCCAAGACCCACCTCGACACCGTGGAGCGTTCCGGCGACGGCCTCACCGGCGAGGCCGAGGCCACCTGGGCCGCCATGAACAAGGAGCTCAGCGAGTACGACGCCCGCATCAAGGAGCTCGTCGAGGTCGAGCACCGCAACGACGAGGCCGAGAAGGTCCGCGCCGAGTTCTCCGGCCTCCGGCCCGCTGGCCACGCCGGCGACGGCACCAGCGACGAGGGCCGCTCCGACGCCGACATCCTGCGCGCGATCGGCAACGGCGAGCTGCGCGGCCACACCTTCGAGGCCGGCGAGCGCCGCGACCTCACCGCCGGCACCGCCACCGACGGCAAGGAGCTCGTGCCCACGTCGTTCCGCGCCCAGCTCTACGAGCACCTCGTGTCCACCTCGGCGATCCGCCGGGCTGGCGCCACGGTGCTCACCACCGAGTTCGGCGAGCCGCTCCAGATCCCCAAGACCACCAGCTACTCGGCCGCGGCGATCGTTGCGGAGGCCGGCCCGATCGGCGAGTCCGACCCGCAGTTCGGACAGGTCACCCTCGGCGCGTTCAAGTACGCGTTCATCGTCGACGCGTCGAGCGAGCTGCTCACCGACTCGGCCATCGACCTGGTGCCGTTCCTGGCCCGTCAGGGTGGCCGCGCCCTTGGCCTCGGGTCCTCGGCCCACTTCGTCAACGGCGACGGCTCCGACAAGCCCCAGGGCATCGTCGGCGCCTCGACCACCGGTAAGACCGGCGCCACCAGCGTGGCCGGGGCGTTCACCGCCGACGACCTGATCGACCTGTACTACAGCGTGATCGAGCCGTACCGGGTGAACGCGTCGTGGCTGATGCGCGACGCCACCCTGGCGGCGGCCCGCAAGCTCAAGGGCAGCGACGACAACTACCTGTGGCAGCCCGGCCTCCAGGCCGGCGAGCCCTCGACCCTGCTCGGCCGCCCGGCCTACAGCGACCCGAACGTCCCCGCCGTGGCCACCTCGGCCAAGTCGGTGATCTTCGGCGACCCGTCCGCCTACTTCATCCGCGACGTCTCGGGCGTCCGGGTGGAGCGCAGCGACCACGCCCGCTGGGACAACGACCTCGTCTCGTTCCGGTTCATCCTCCGGACCGACGGCGACCTCGTCGACACCACCGGCGCCGTCAAGGCGTTCGCCGGCGGCGCCAGCTGACCCCTCGGCCCCCGGCCGCGCGCCCGTGGCCGGGGGCCACCCCCTCGACCCCCCAAAGGAGGCGCCGTGCGCGTCACGATGAAGCTCCAGATCTCCGGCACCCGCAACGGTGAACCGTGGCCTGCCCGCGGTGAGACCATCGACCTACCCGACGACGAGGCCGCTGCGCTCGTCGCCCAGGGCGCCGCTGAGCCCGCCGGCGAGACCGCCGACGCCGCACCCGAGCAGGGGAAGCCCCGGCGTCGCTCTGGCAAGCCCGCCGGCGAGACCGCCGACGCCACCCCCGGCGGAGAGCAGGCCTGACCATGCCTGTCCCGTACCTCTCGGCGGCGGCGGCGATCGCCCGCGATCCCCGGCTCGCCCGGTGGTCGACCGATCCGACCGCGATCGACCGGGAGCTTCTGGCCCTGGCCGCGATCGTCGAGGCGTACAGGGGGCAGGCGTGGGACATCGACCACCTCGACGAGGTGCCCGCCCCGCTCCTCGCCGCCGCCTGCGAGTACGCCGTGTGCGTCCTCACCAGCCGTGCGTCGGGTGCGAGCCGGAACACGCTCGCCGAGGCCACCGAGACCGGCACGACCCGGTACTCGACCCCGGACTGGCACAACGGCAGGCCGACCGGCTTCCTCGAGGTCGACCGGCTCCTGTGCACCTCAGACTGGCTCGGGATCGCCTGATGGCCGACATCCCGATCCGTTGGGCGGTGATCCGCCACATCTGCGAGGTGCTCGCCGGCCACGAGCTGCTCGGCGGTGTCCAGGTCGAGCCCGGTTACCCGGGGGAGCTCGCCACCCAGGGGCCCGAGCTGATCTGGGTCGACGCCCCACCGCCGTCGGCCACCTTGATCCCGGTCGGGACGGGCGGCCGCAAGGTGATCGACGACACCTTCACCGTTCCGCTCCAGGTCCGGGTCGCCGGCCGGGCGTCGCTCACCGAGCTGGGCGACCGCCTCGACGAGGTGGTCGGCGCGGTGATCGAGGTGATGGCCACCGACCCGTCGCTCGATGGCTTCGACGGTGTCCTGTCCGCCGAGGTCACGTCGATCGCTGGCCCGGCGATCGGCTTGACCGCTGACGGCCGAGTCGGGTTCGCCCGCCTCGTCGTCTCAGTCCACACCCGCATCGGCCCCTGAGGAGGATCCGTGCTCGTTCGCTACACCGGCGCCCAGCGCCTCGCCCTGCCGACCCTCGGTCTCGACCTCGCTCCGGGCGACCTGTTCGAGGTCGACGCCGAGACTGGCGAGGGTCTCGTGTCCCGCCCGGACTTCAAGGCCGGCGACTCGGCCCCGGCCCAGACGATCGCCGAGGTGCTCGACACCGTCGACTCCGACGTCGATGCCGCTCGTGCCGCCCTGGCGGCCGAGGAGGCGTCGCCTCGACCCCGGAAGACGCTCGTCGACCGGCTCACCCAGATCCTCGAGGAGGGCTGACCATGTCCGCACCGTCCGATGCCCAGCTCGGCTTCGCCGAGCAGACCGCCCTCGGCGTCCCGAAGGCGCCGACGCTGTTCCTGCCGCTGCTCGAGCCGGAGATCACCGACACCCTCGACGCCTTGGAGTCCGAGGCGGTCGTCGCCGGGCTCGACATCGTGGGCACCGAGCAGCGCAACGGCGGCGCCCGGACCGTCGAGGTCGCGGTCGGCGGCGAGCTCTACCAGAACTCGATGGGCCTGCTGATGCGCCACTGCCTCGGTGGCTACTCGTCGTCAGGCGCCGGGCCCTACACGCACACGTTCACGCCGGGCGACATCGACGCTCTGCCGGCGCTGTGCACTCAACTCGGCCTCCCGCGGGTCGCGGGCGGAGGCGTCGACCCGTGGACGGCGGTCGACTGCCGGGTGACCGACTGGGAGATCGCCTGCTCGTCGGGGGAGATCGCCACGTTCGGGGTGAACATGGCGGCCACCTGCTCGTGGCTGGGTTCCCGGCAGGTCACCGACGGGGCCACCACCTCGACGAGCACCACGCTGACCTCGGCCAGCGCTGCGTTCGCCGCCGAGGACGTCGGCCAGCTCGTCACCGGCGCCGGCATTCCCACGGGTACCACGATCGTGTCGATCACGTCGTCGACGTCGGTGGTCCTCTCGGCGGCAGCGACCGCCACCGCGACCGGTGTGACGGTGCGGATCGGTCTCGCCCTCGGCACCCCGACCTACGCCACCAGCGCCTCGAAGCCCTTCAAGTTCATCCACGCCTCGGCCACGATCGATGGGGCCGACGTCCCGTTCGAGGGCATCACGATCTCCGGGGACAACGCCCTCAAGACCGACCGGCGACCGGCGAACCGTGGCGGTCTGGCGTCGATCGCCGCCCGGGAGGGCCGCCGCGCCTACACGGCGAAGATCTCCAAGGAGTACCTCGACCCGGTCCACTGGAACCGGGTCCGCCGCGGCGGCGACTTCCCGCTCGTGGTCACCCTGGCCTCGGGTGCGTCGAGCGTGGCCATCACCGGCAACGTCCGCTACGACGCAGCGAACCCCAAGACCGACGGCAAGTCGCTCGCCGAGGAGGAGATCGAGCTGGTGTTCCTCCGGTCCGGTTCCACGAACGCCTCGGCGATCTCGGTGGCGATCGTGGACGGCACCACCACCTACGCCTGACCGTGGCCGCCCCGGTCGAGGTCGAGGGCCTCAAGGAGTTCCGCCGGGAGCTGCGGGCACTGTCGGGGGACTCGACCTGGACCCGGGCACTCGGCCAGGTGAACCGGGCCCTGGCCGGCGAAGCCGCGACGTGGGCACAGATCGAGGCCTCCGGCCTCGGCGGGCCGTTCGCTCACTTCGCCGACACGATCACCGGGGCGGCGACTGCAACCGCTGCACGAATCCAGGTGCCGAAGGTCGCCAACGCCACGTTCTGGGGCGCCAAGGAGCGGACCGGATGGAACGCCGGACACGACGGCCGCCCCCAGCATCCGGAGTGGGTCGGGTCGTCGTGGGATGTCGCCGGCCCTGGCGGCCCGTACGCGCTCAACGCCGCCCTGGCGGACCACCTCGAGGAGATCGTCGACGGCTACGGCGACGCCCTCGACGAACTCGCCCGCAAGGCGTTCCCCGACTGACCCAGGAGGTCCACGACATGGCCAAGAAGGCCCATGCCCCCCGGCCCGGTGCGGGGCGCCGCGATGCCGCCACCAGCAAGGCCCGCGGCTACCTGCGGATGCGGGTCCGTGACGAGGAGCGCACGCTGGCGGTCGGCGCGATCCCCATCAAGGAGCGGCTCGTCGTCCGCAAGGCCACCGGCTACCCGGTGGAGAAGTTCCTCGACACCGAGGCGTTCGGGCTCGACTCGCTGATGGTGCTCTGGTGGCTCGCCGGCCGCGCCGCCGGGAACCCGTTCCTCACCCTCGACGAGGCCGCCGCCGACCTCGACGACATCACCGAGGACGACCTCGACGTCGCCGAGGTGACCCCCGACGACGAACCCATCGACGGCGACGACCCGGAATCCTGAGGGCCAGCCTCCTGCGGGCCTGGCCCGCCCTCACCCTGCACTTCGGGATCACCCCGGCGAACTTCACCGATCTGTCGCTCGCCGAGCTCAACGTCTACTTGGACGCCATCGACCGCATGAGCCGGAGGTGAACCCATGGCCGAGCGCAAGCTCTCCATCGTCTTCGCCGGCGACCCGGGCCCGGCCAAGAAGGCGTTCGGCGAGGTCGAGTCCTCCGGCGGCCGCCTCCAGGGGAAGCTGTCGTCGATCGCCTCCGGGCTCGGCTCGGTGTTCAAGGCTGCCGCTGCCGGCGCGGCGGTGGCCGCCGCTGGGGTAGCGGCGTTCGTCAAGGGCGGCGTCGACTCGCTGATCAACCTCGAGAAGATCACCGCCCAGACCAACGCGGTGATCAAGTCGACCGGCGGCGCAGCGGGCGTGTCAGCGGACCACATAGCGTCATTCGCGGACTCGATCGAGAAGGCCACGGGCATCGAGGCCGAGTCGATCATGCAGGGCCAGAACCTGCTCCTCACGTTCACGAACATCAAGAACGGCGTCGGCGAGGGCAACGACGTCTTCGACCAGGCGACATCGATCCTCGCCGACATGTCGACGGCGCTCGGCACCGACGCATCGACCTCGGCGGTCCAGCTCGGCAAGGCGCTCAACGACCCGGTCAAGGGCATCACTGCCCTCGGCCGCGCTGGGGTGTCGTTCACTGAGCAGCAGAAGGACCAGATCAAGACCCTGGTCAAGCACGGCGACACGCTTGGCGCTCAGAAGATCATCCTCGGCGAGCTGTCCAAGGAGTTCGGTGGTGCGGCGAAGGCGGCCGGCGAGGGATTCTCGGGGTCGATGGAGCGGGCGAAGGACGCTGTCGGCGACGCCTTCCGCGAGGTCGGGACGGCTCTCTTGCCGGCTCTCACGGATCTGGCCAACTGGTTCGCGACCGAGGGCATGCCGAAGATCGTCGCGTTTGCCCAGGAGGCGTGGCCGAAGGTTCAGTCGGCATTCGCGGTCGTCGCTGACGTCATCTCGAACAAGGTCGTCCCGGCCGTCAAGATCATCGTCGGGTGGTTCCAAGAGCACGTGATCCCCGTGGCGAAGGAGCTAGGCGAAAAGGTTCTCGGCGGTCTCAAGACCGCGTGGGACTCGATCTCTCAGGCCATCGAGGAGAACCGCCCGCAACTGGAGGCCATCGGCCTGACCCTCAAGACGATGGCTGAGTGGATCATGGCCAACGTCGTCCCGGTTATAGGCACCGTTCTCAAGTGGGCGTTTGAGCAGGTCGGCGACATCATCGGCGAGGTCATCACGGTGATCGGCCACCTCCAGACCGGATTCCAGACCCTCGCCCAGTGGG